TAGTATATTCTAAACGAAGTTTGGCCTAGTGTCTCTGGTTTTGCAAGGTTAAATTGCTGTAGACAAAGATAACCAAATGCGTCAAAAGCATGGTCAACTCCTAGATTTTTATTTGGTAATCCAGTATTCGGTGCATATGTAAGAGTTCTTAGTGCTTTTATCAATTCTTTACAACGAGGATGAATAAAAGTTCTTTGATCTCCATTTGCATCTAATAAAGCAGTATTAACAGCAGTAATCTTATCTCTTATCTTCCAAGGTGATTTTGGACTCATAACAGTAAAACCACTCCGTCTAAGAATATTATGATCCGTAACTCCAACTCCACTGGTTTTTCTTGCACTACCAGTAGGATCAGGACAAGCAATAATTCTTCTATCTACCCCGTATCTTCTTGTAACTTCTTCAGCAAAATCCCATGTAGTAGCACCTCCTGTCAGCATGATCTCATCAAAAACATATAAATTGTTGTCATGTTTATACGCACAGATTCCTGCCATAGGGTCAACGTTAAAATCTAAACCCAACAACAATGGCAGCATATGTAGGTCTTGCACTTCTTTATCAATATTGTAATCACTGAAACTAACAGCAACCAAACCAGTAAGATTTTCAAAACTAGCCTCAAATTCCTGTCTAAATGTCCTTGCATCTAATTGTGACCTAGCTGCTTCAACTTCTTCTGGTGCAACATTACCCCCTTCAATAGTGGTAAAACTCCATCTTTTCCAATCATCCCACTCCTGTTCTCCACAAAAACACCACATATCATAAAACCAACTGGCAGTTCCATCAGGTGTAGAAATAAACAAAGCCCAACCCTGTTTATCCGCTAGAGCAGGTCTAATTACCTCTGCCCATACATCTCGATCCATAAACGCTGCTTCATCCAATACAACCCCTGCTAGACTCCTACCCCTCAATGCCATCGCATTCTCTGTACCCTTTAATTCAATAGTCGATCCATTTATCAATTCCAACCTTAAATCAGTTTCATTCTTACTCTGAACCCACACCTTCGGCACTAATCTCTTTAATTCCTTCCACGCAATATCCTTTGCCATCCTATAAGTAGGAGCACAGTAGAAATAAACCTCTCCAGGTCGATTGATAGCTCCTCTAAGCAGTTCAATACAGGATAAATATGATTTACCAAACCTTCTTCCTGCAACCAATACCCTAAATCTTTTATCACAATTAAATACCTCCCCCTGTGCATACCTTAAACTGATTTCTGGTTTGTTTTTTACCGCCATATACTTAAAAATAACAGAATTTTCAATCTATACCCCCTCTTTATAGCCTATTTCAGCTTTTTTAGGTTATTATTTCAATAAATACACCTTGCAAGTAAGTCCGTGGCTTCTTCTACTTTCCCTAACGATATTACTCCTCCAGTAGCTCAAGCGAATAAAACTCGCAGACCTAGATTCGTAGCACGATCAACAGCAGAAAAAGTTCAAGAACGTGCTCAACGTCTATACTCTCGTCAACTTGACGGTAAAACAACTCGCCAACTTGTAATCGAACACTCAAAAATTGAACAGATATCCATAACAACAGCCTGGGAAGATTGGGGTAGAGTAAAACACTGGAACACCGAAGATTGGGATAAAGATAGAGAAAATATGCTCCCACGCCTACAAGCTATGAGAGTACGCTTATTCAACAAAGCTATATCAAAAGGTCAGCTTCAAACAGCAGCACAGATTTTAGACTCCCTCGGCAAAGTAATAGGTGAGTCCGTAGAGACAGTAAACATCCAAGCTCCAGAACTTTCAATAAAAGTTGAATCAAAGTAACGAAGATTTAGAATATATATTTAAGTTGCCCGGCTTTGGCCTGAGCAAAAAATTTTTGCAAACACTCCCCCATATGCCCTAAAAATGGCCTGTGTGCCTCTGTGATAGCGTTGTAATATAACTTTGGTATGATAGTACCTTGAGAATTTTGGACTGTCTGAAGAGATCCTTAGAGGACTTTGTAATATTTGTAATAAACATTGATTTAATATCACTTAGATGGTAATATGCTATTAGCTTAAATAATGGGCATGTACTATTGCCAATTTTTGAGCTTATCGTTTTTGGAAATCCGTTTCTAGTGAATCAATCTAAATAAATTGTGGATCAAGAAACAACAAAAGGAAATCTAAAAACAGAATCTAGAAAATTTAACCTTCCTTCCTTATGACTAAGAAAATTCTTGGTATAGTTTTCATCTCTGGTGGTTCTAGTTGGGCTTGTGAGCCTGATACAGTACCACTAGAAGTAATTGCCTCTAGAGCTGCAAAGAATACCAAACAATCTTGGAAACATTTATTTAAGTTTCCGAAAGAATATGTTTGTCCAGTACATCTATATGATGTTACTAAATCTGACGGGCTTTGGACTTGTCACCAGCATGGTGTTATTCATCCCATTCTAAAGAGTGGGAAGATAGGCAAGAAACCTTGTAAATTTATTAAAACAATTAAGGTAGTTTTATAACTACCTTTTTATTCCTTCCTTTTTACCTTCCAAAAATTATGAGAACAAAACTATTACTAGTTGCCTTCCTTTTATTAAGTTGGCAATCATACGCTATTATTTCCACTCTTTATGAGAGGTTAGATAATCGCACAACTCAATTAGAAAAATTACTTGAGGAGCTTTAAAAAATGGCTATGTACAATCCTGATTATTATTGGTGGAAAGAAATCACAAAGAGAGATCAAAAGATTATCTCTCTTAATGATCAATTAGCAGAAGCTAACCACCAATTAAAAAAATTAAAACTACAACTAGAAACAATTAATCACCCTTTAAAAAAATGAAAAAATTAAATCACGAGTTCAAAAAAATCATTTTTACAATCGATTGTGATTATGAAGAATTAGTTGATGCAATAGGCTTAGATTATTCTAGGTCTGGATCTGATTTAAAAATTACTCAATTTATAGAATCAGAAAATCTAAAAGATTATTATGATGATAATCCCGAATATTTTTGTGCTAACGTTTTAAATTGGGAACTTGCTGAGACTTGTTCAGAATTCAAAATCTATAATCCTACAGATAGGGATTATGCGAAGTATGAAATAGGGATTAACCCTAGATGAGTATATATACCTACTAGAAATAGTAGGTATTTTTTTAATTACCTATTCTCAATAATTTTTTTTATTGAGAATAAAAAAATCATGAACTAAAAAAAAATAAAAAAAAATTTAAAAAAAAATAGACTAATAATAAATAATAATATCTTGAATGAATTTTTGAATGTAAAAATTGAATGCAATTTTGAATGTTTTTTTATTGAATGTTTTTTAATTACCTTTTAATATAAACAAAAAGTGATATTATATTAATGTAAACATATTATTTTTTATTATGTATTTTAAACCTAACCAAATAAAAATAATAGAGACTCTCATAGATGAGAGAATTTATTATTTAAGAGAGAATATTGGTTACTGTCAAAACTCACTTCCAGAGTGTCGAACTAGTAACGAATTAAAACAGAATCAAGAAGCCATTACAACTTCAACAAAAGAGCTTCATTTATTAATTGAGTTAAAATCTTACATTTTATCAAATTTAGAGGTTATTAAAAAATGAATCACACATTGACAGTCAGTGCAGCTTACGGGCTTGACTTTAAAAGTAAAAAAGAAATTCTTAATTATTGGAATTCAAACAGAGATTTTCAAAACTTAGGAATTCAACAAACTGGTTATATAAACAAACAAGATGCAAAAAAATATAAAATTGATTTTTTAAATGTCAGATATAGAAACTTAAGAAATATAGCAGTTATAAACGTTAGTGAGGACACTATAAAATGAAACAACTTTTAAAAATGTCAAAACAAAATAAGAAGTTGAAAAAAACTCTTATATTTGATTTACCTAGTGGCCGTACATGTCCTATGGCTTCAGAATGTCATAGTTATGCCGTTATGAATAATAACGGCAAGCTTATTATTAAGGATGGGGATAATAATAAATTTCGATGTTACGCAGCAAGCCAAGAAGCACAATATCCTAACGTATACAAAGCTAGGAAATATAATTTAGATTTAATCCTCGAATCATTAAAAGGTAAATATGGATTCTATAGAACATATGAATTAATTAATGATTCAATACAAAAGCATATAACCAAAAATATTAATAAAGTTAGAATTCATTCTAGTGGTGATTTTTTTAGTGGAGAATATTTGAGAACTTGGCTTGCAGTAGCTAGACTTAATCCACTAATGAAGTTTTATTGTTATTCAAAAAGTCTTCATTTATTCGGTACTAATGTATCAATACCTGATAACTTCTTTTTAACTGCTTCAATGGGTGGCTTAAGGGATGACTTAATCCATAAGGGATATTTTAAAAGATGGGCAATAGTTGTTAATTCAGAAGACGAAGCAATAAAAAAAGGTATTGAACATATCGGCAAGCCTTACAAAATAGATAAGGATGATTCTAGTTGTTTTAAACCTGATCCTTTTGCATTATTGATACATGGCACACAAAAAAAAGGATATTTTAAAAATTTAAAATAATTTATTTAATTTTTAAAAAGTAAAAAATCAAAAATTGAAATAAAAAATCAAAATTTTGAAATTTTACTTTT